AGTATCCTCTGGGTCTATATTTTGAATATAATTAGTTTGAGAAAGTTCATTTGTACATCCTGTAGTTGTTTCTTCATAAGTACAACAATAACACAGAGATATATTTTGTTGATTATTTACAAAATTCAGTAATGGTGGTGGAGCACCATCAGCAGCTCCAGCAGCACATGTAGCACAAAAACCTTCTTCAGTTGAAATATCATTTCCAAATACTATTTGTTCATTAGGATAGGTATCAGCAATTGCTGCTAATAGACAATCACAATTAAATCCAAAAGGAGCTCCTGGTGTTGAATCTTCTGGGTCCATAGTACCCCCACCTTCACTATAACAACTTGTTTCAACCCAATCATCCTCTGGATTAGCACACATACCTCCATCTGCTACGGAAGCATCATTTACTTGAGTAACATAGTATGCTTCAGCTACAAAAAGAGAAGGATGGGTAGCTTCAGTAATAGCTACAGGTTCTAATAATTCATTTAAAGTATATAAACCTGCACCTCCTTCTCCTATAGAATTTGCAAAGTCTGCACTAGTACATCCTTCAATATAACAGAAAGAAGGATCATTAACTACAGTATATGTTGTATAATAGCCTTCTTCTAATACATAACTAGTAGTAAGTGGTGCTCCTAAAGCATCAACTAATCCTATTAAATCTGTATTTGCACATACCGGTACTATACATCCAGGGTCTTCTAAATATACAGGATCTCCATCATAAAGAGAAATATAACCTGCGTCTGGATATGCAGATAATACTATATTACTTGTTGCATTACCTTCTATACCTGAAAGGTCTGTTTCATAATCAAACCCATTGATTTCTATTGTTTCGTTTGTACAAGGAGCACTAAAGTCCGTACATTGATTACCATCATCATATGTCCAGTCTTGTGATTCATCAAGTACTATATCAGGAAATCCTGCTGCTGTAATTGTTGTTAAATCATTTGCTATAGGTATTGTTCCACTAGCTCCACATCCTGCAAATAAACAACAATCATACCATCCATCATCTCCTATAGCTATTATATTACCTGAGTCGTCTGGACATCCTGGACCTACTTCTATTCCTGTAGTTCCTCCAAATCCATCTAATTCGATTCCTTCTGGGTGTGGACATCCATATTGATTACATACTGAATTTGGATTTGAATAATCACCTATATAAGGATAATCAGTATCGCCGTATCCATCTGATCCTGGATAAGTTCCATCACCTGGCATCCAGGTTGAGGAAAAAGTATCTAACACCCCATCTTCTATATATCCTTCTAATCCATTATCTGGAGATGTATTATCTTGTTGAGACCAAGCAATATTGAAATCTTCAAATATAAATTGATATCCTGAAGCCCAACCTGTAGGATAACCTGCACTATCATAAGTACTTGTTTCATTACCTCCATCAGGTTCATTAGGGTTATAACAATATCCATCAAAGGCCATCATTATATCTCCCCCTAGTCCTGCTGAATTTAATACTACATCATTCAACATATCGTTCATGTAAGGATTACTTGAAGAACAACATATAAAAGCATCGGATATTATGTTGGTTGAATCGGGTTCATCACAATAGCCTGACTCAAATATAGTTATTGAGCCATAATTTGGACAATTGTTTACCCCATCGTTATTATAATTTGAAGCACAAGGACATTCTACGGGTCCCCCTAATACTACGGCATCGGGATCACCTGTCCAAGGATCTCCTGTTTTATCAGGTTCAAGTTCAATCGCATCTAAGCCAGAAACACCAGTACCAGGAATGGGTTTATCTAATCCTAAAACATTATTTGCAAAATTATTATCAAATTTTTTGGGTATATCTTGATAAGCTTGAGATAAGGTATTATCTCCTTGTTTTCTTCTCTGTTGTTCTTTTAAAAGGCCTTTTAAACTACGGAATCTTTTAGGGTTTGTTTGAGCATTATTAATAGCTTCTTTAAAAGACTTTTTTTGTTTCTTTTGTTCTAAAAGAAAACTATGTAGTTCTTTTAATTGTCTTATTATACCTTGTTTATGTCTTTTTTTTCTGTTTTTTGGAAGATTTTGAGTTTTTCTCTTTAACTCTTCATTTATCAGAAATTTTTCTGATCTTGTTAATTTATTAGTACCTTTAGAAGGTTTTTTATTTGATTCTGCCATTACTTCTTCTAAGGCCTGAGTTACTAATTTTTTCAATAATGATTTTTTCATTTTCATAGTTTAAAAGTCTGATACTAATCCACCTAGTATAAATTTTCCTGTTATTTTAAAGGGTACATCTGCTATGTTTTCATCTCTGATTACTACTCCTTCATGGTCTTCAACTGAACCCATTGGAGAATTTAATACTTTAAGTATTTCATCTCCTAATTTTTCAGTTGCAAGATAAGTTGTAAAGCCTTCAATGGCTTTTTGTCTATCTTCTTCATCATCAAACAATTCATTGATGTTTTTTCCTTCAAGAATTGCAAGATATACTTGTTTAGAGACAGCCCCAACTTTCTTTTGAGAGCCGTCTATATTCATAAATATAAAATCTTCTTCAGGGATGTTATTTAATTCATTTAGAAGATCTTTTAATGATTTTGTTTGTGTGTTTTCTCCTGCTTCGATAGTATAGGTTTTAGATAAAGCAGAATTAAAGTTAGGATCTTTGTCCATTGTTGTAGGAACTGAACCATGGACTTCAAAATCTTTTTCTTTAGCTATAGGAGCTAAATTATCTAATAAAGATTGTAGAGCATCTTTACTATAAGATATTTCTGTTGATGACCTTTGAGTTAACATTTTTCTTTTACCTTGTACTTCTTTACTTTCTATTTTGTTTAGACCATGAATAGCTATAAAATTAGAACCATAATCTTGTACATTAGTTTTTCCACTTACATATTCCATATTAAATAATATATTAGGATCATCCCAAGCTCCTAATTCTTCTAAATCACTTTGTAATGAGGGCAAAGCTTCATTAAACATATCTAATACTTCTCCTCCTATTTTAATCATTCCATGTCCTGCTCCAAATCTATCTTCAAGATCTGCTTTAGTTATTCCTTTAATATCTAATTCTTTTTTAGAACCTCTATCCATTACAAATTGTTTCTCACCATCTATATCAACTAAACGAATAGAGGCATTTACTCCATCTATTTTTACTGATCCAGGATTGTTTTGTAATGAATCTGATGATTTTTGAAATATGTCTAATAGGTCTCTACCTGAATTAACATTAGGTAAATTAAAGGGGTGTGCCATATGTCCTGCTGCTCCCCCTTCTTTTAATAGCATTTCATTTATTATATCTTTCCACCATGCTTTAGTAAATACATTTTCTTCAATTTTAGGTTCAGGAATATTAGGGTTAATATTTAGATTAATATTATCTCCTTGGTTAATGTTATTTTTTTTACAAAACCCTCCTGGTAATTCTAAAACATTATCTGCTCTTCCTGAATATTGGGGGCAGTTGTTAGTTTTGCAAGGGGGACAATCATGGTGTATTTTATTTATTTTATCTTGAGCAATAAAAATTATATCTAAAGGAATTTTACATCCTTCCATATGAAAGTCTCTTTTTTGAATATTATCATAGGGAAAAAGCATTCCTCCCTCTAAAGAATCTCTTCCCATCATTCCTCTTATTTGTTGTTCATGAGTATTCATTGTTTCTAAGGGAATAGGAATATCATTAATTAAAGCAGTGCTTATAGTATTGTTTTCATTTAATTTTTTTCTTCTTGTTTTTCTTGTTTTAGACTTTCTTGTAAGAGATCCTCTCCAGTTTTTAGGCACTTCAAAATATCTATTTTTTTTATTGTATTTTTTTAATCCTTTTTTTATTTTCTTTAATTTTCTTTTATGTTTTCTTTTTTCTTGTTTATTCATAGTACCTGCCATCATCTCATCAACTTTTTCTTCGTCTTCAATTTCTGGAGGGTCTTCTATTTCGAATTTTACTTCAGGATATTTATCTTGTAGTAAACTTACGGCCGATCTATTCGATTCTGAATCATCTACAAAATAAATTTTTTTAGTAGTTTTTTTCAAACGTTTTTCTATCCAATCTGCCTTATCTTGGCCTGTAACTTTTTCTCCTTGTTTATGGACCCCTAAAGCTTCAACATAAGCATCTAATCCTACATTTTTTAAGAATCTTGTAACAGGTTGTCCTACCGTTCTTGCTGTTAAAATTGTTGTTTTAACATTTGGGTCTTCTAATGATTTGATTAATTTGTTGAAAATCGAATCATTAATTATAGCATTTTCAATTTGTTTTTCAAATGCTTTAAAGTTAAATATTACATTATTTTTACCATGTAAATTATGTAATTCTTCTTGATCTTTTTCAAAATCTTTTGAGGTAGTTTCTCCTTCTCCTGTTTTAATACCTTCAGGTGAAAGTATTTCATAAGGTATTGGAGTTAAGGATCTTGCTATGGTTTCATCAAAATCGTAAATATGAAATTCTGATTCCCCTCCTCTAGTTTCATATACAACCCCTCTTGTTTTTTGTCTATTATGTATTTGATCTCCTTTTCTAGGAATATCTTTTTTTCCTCTATATCCTGCTTTCCATTCACTACTTCTCATAAAATCTACTGTTTTATTTTCTGGACTATAAAAATCTTCTTCTATATTAAATATTTTTTTAGCTTTATCATTTAAATTAGAAGGTTTAATAAGTTTAGCAGGAATTGTTTCTGATTTAGCTCTTAAAGCTTTTTGGGCTCTATGATTACCATCTAATATCCATTGAATTTTATTATCTTCATCTACCATTATTAAAATAGGATATTGTTTTGATATTTCTACTTGAGATATTCTATCTATTTCTTCAGGATTATCATCCCAGTTTAAAACTACTTTTGCTAATTTTTCTGTTGGGTAATCTTTGATTTCAATATCTTTAGTAAGGTCTAATATGTCTTCTAGTGTTATTTTATTACCCTCCTCATCTTCCCAAGAAGTATCAGCTCCACTTTCATTTAAATCTTCTTCTATTTCTGGTTTTGTAGTAACTATTTCCCAAGCTTTATCTTTTTGTTCTGAGCTTAAATGGTCTGGTAGGTATTTTTGAAAACTATCTTTATCACCGTCACTAATAAAGCCTCTCATTTCAGTTCCTGAAACCCCACCTGCTTGAGGGGGTACTAATATTGTTTTGAATTCTATTCCTTTAGGTTCAGCAAATTTACCTATGTTTTGAAATCTTTGATCTTCTTCATCTTTTTCACCCATCCCTAAATAAATAGTAGATCCTTCAGGTGCTTCTTGTTCTATAAAATCATATACATCTCTTACAGGAGAGTTTTGTTCTGAGGGTACTATAACTAATTTGTTTGAATCTTCATCTGCTTTTCTATATAAATCCCATAATTCAAGAGATATATCTCTTGTGATACCATCTCTTTCTTTTGAACCTATTTTGATTACTACAGAATCAGCATCAGTATTTGCAGCTAACCATTTGGCCATATTATAATGACCAGCGTGAGGAGGTTTAAATCCTCCTGGTAAGAGTGCAATTTTTTCCATTAACTATATAGTTTTATAATAAATATAAAAAACTACAATAAGGCCATTCTCTTTTTCATTAAAGTTGAAGTTGTAAGTTCTGTGGCTTTATGTAGTAATTTTGTAAATTCTTTAAATCCTAATTCATTAGGGTCTTTACCTTCCATTTCTATAAAATAAACACGTTTTCCATAACCTATAAAGGTTTCAGCGTGTTTAAGAGCATCTTTTAAAGCATCATCATCTAATGCAAGGTATATTTTTTTAATATTACTTTCAATGATTTTTTTCATTAAATTTGAAGAAATTTTCTTACCAAATAAAGGAATAGCATTTCGTTTAATTGTCATTGCATCGAATGCTCCTTCGCATAAAATCAACGGTAAATCCCAGTTTATATACATTTCAAAACCAACTATGTCCTTCGTCGTGGGAGCCAATTTATGTTTAATATATGCGTTTTTATCAAATGAACGACCAACATAATAATTAAGCATACCATTTGCATCATATGATGGAATTACTACCATATTTTTTAAATCACCTTGTTCACTGTAATGTATGTTATATTTAACTATATCTTGTTGTGTTATGCCTCTTTGATCTAAATAATGTAAAGCATGTCTTGATAATACTGCAGATGAAGAAATTAAAGGTTGTACACCTTCAGGTAAATTAAAGGTTGATTCTTGTTTTTTAGTTGTTTTTTGTTTAAAATTGTATTGAGAATCTATTTCCTTTAAAGTTGAATATATAAAGGCAGGTGCTTTAGTTTTTTTTAATATTTTATAGGCTCTGTTTCCTTTAAAATTACAAACCCAGCATTGGAATTGTTGTGTAATTAAATTAAACGTAAGTTTTCTTTTATGATGATTACAAGCAGGACAGAAAAATACAGCTGAAATATCACCTCTGGCTCCTCTAACATGTCTACTTTTACCTAATAATGATTCTAACAGTTGTTTTAAAAGATCTTCCTTCATACTATTATTGTATGAAAAAAAATAACACTAACCACGTTTTTTATCTACGAGGTCTACGAGCTTTTTTCTGTTTGCCTTTAAAAGGTGCTGTAGGGCTAGTAGGGACAGAAATAACATTTCCACCAGTAGTAGTTCCAGTTGATCCTCCAGCAGTACAACATTCACACCAATCTTCATATCCGGATAAATTCCAAGAGTCGGTTGTACATTTAATACAAAATTCCCCCTCGGTAACGGGGATTGAATCTACAAAATGTGAACAATCTATTGATGATGGACCTACTGGTTGTTCTCTGAGATGTCTAATTTCTTCTCTAATTAATTTTTTTAGTTGTGATAGCTTCATGTTTATAAATATATAATAAAGTTAACTACCTAAAATCTTTATCAAAGAATTTACCTAGTATGTTATCATTAAGGTATCCTTTATCTTCTAATACTCCTAATACAAACTGCCATTTGCATTCTAAGTATGTTAATTCTTTTTTATTATAGGCTACTTCTAAAATTTCTCTTTTTAAATCTTCTTTATTTGCTTCTTTAATAAAACCATGTGAACCATAATAAGTTTTCCAATCACTTTCTTTTTTTACTTGTTTATAAACAGGAGGTCTACCTTTACCTTCCCAAAGTGCTTTTTCTTTTTTACCTAATTTTTTCTTTAAATTATATATTAAAGATTTTTTACCAATATATTTTTTATTTGTTGGTGTATGTGTTGTTTTATAAATAAAACCAAATGTGTTTTTAGGTAAATCTGAGATTTCATTTATTATTTTATTATTAAAAGTCCATTCCATAATATATGTGTAAAAAAAAGACCCTGGAAAACCAAGGTCTTTTATAAGAAATAAAATTTTTATTAAAAATCTAACTATTAAGTAGAGCCGAATGGTGTTGCTGGACTTCCTGTATCCAGGGATATTACTGTTGCCCACCATTTATCTGCGGCTATATTAGTTATTCTCCAGCTTGATCCTTGGATACCTGTTGTAGAACCATCTGCTGAAATATAGTCAAAGCTATCTCCATCTAATGCTGCAAAGTGTGCCACTGCATCCGATGTATCTGTATCCGTAGTATAGGCAACTCCATAAATATCTTCGTTACCTGTATCATTACAAATAACTTTATGTGCGTTAGATGTTGCTGTTACGTTAATATAGAAATCATACCAAACACCCGTAATATCACCTCCACCAGAATCTGGTAGTGTTAATACAGCACCATCTGCATCATTGAAAACGAAAAGTTTTCCTGATTCTGCTGCTGTTAAGGTGTCATCAGCTGTTACAAGTTCTATTTCTCTCCTATTTCCAGAGAATGTACTTGATAGTTTTAATGATCCTGTTATTGTTGCTGCTCCTACTACGTCAAGAGTACTTCCAAAATGTACGGACCCTGTATTATGCATTGATGATGTAAATCTATTTACATCTCTTACATTTGCTACACTATAGATAAGAGTTTCAAATTGCGCTGCTGTGGGTTCTGCTCCTGCTACGAAGTAACCCGCTAATGTTGATCTAGTTTCTGCTGCCATTGTTTATTTATTTTATTTAATTTATATTTTATTTCTATTACTTTATTTTAATTTTTAACTGAAATCGGGAGTAGCATCTGCTCCTACCCATCCCCATACATACATTAAAGATGTAGAATACGAAATCATATTAATTTCATAAGAACAGGGGGCAGTTATTGTTAATGTTTTATCTGTTCCATCAGGACCTCTTGCTTCTCCAGTAGCAACAGTATCTGTAGTATTGATCCATTGAACTCTTCCTTCATAGTTTGCAGTAGTTACTGTAAATATATGATTTTCATCAGCACAAGCATCATCAGTTGATGAACCGTCTCCTGTAAAGACGAATTGGTATCTTTCTCCGGCGGCTGCTGGAGCTTCTATAGTAAAAGTTGAGTTTTGACTAAGGTCTTTTGCTATTAAAGTTCTACCTTGATATGTGTCTTTAGTTAAAGTGGTTGAAGTTGCATCTGGTAAATATACAGGGTTTGGTGTTATACTATCTATTAAGTAACCAAATTCTGTTTCTGATGGTTGATCTCCAGTATTAAAAAATGCTGCTAATTCTGAGTTTAGTTTAGGGTTTGCTCCTGAGGCCATATTTTTTATTTAATTATTTATTATAACTTTTATTGTTTCTTATTATACATATATGCCTTTTAGAAAGAACGCAAATTTAAGTATCCCATCTTACAACAAACGTAGTATCTGTTTCATTTGACGTTTTTACTGGTTGGCTTAATTTACCTATTACTAATAATTCATTGTTGTCATCATATAGTCCTATAGATGTAATATGGGGCCTAAATAAGGAGCTTGTTGTGAAATCTGCTAACTCATAGTTGACGGATGATTTATATTTTCTTGCTGATAAATTAGTTGTATCATTAAATTCATGTTCTTGAACAGTACATTGATACTCATGTTCATATATTAGATGTGTTCCTTGAAATTGAAGTGTATTAATTCCTTTTATTGTATTTTTATTTACTATAAAAGATTCTTGATTATCTGAAGCTTCTATAGCCATCTTCCCTATTCCTACTTCATTTAAAACATCAAAATAGGAAGGATGTGTTATTACTGCTAATCCTGTTTGATATAATATGTTTCCTATATAAGGAGAAGCATCAATACTTTTTGATATATTTGTTATTGTAGCGCTATTATATGCTCTAGACCATATATTGATATTATTTAAGTCTCCATTAAAGGGTCTATGAAAATTATGTATATTATCTACATAGTTTCCAACAACAAATCCTCCTTCTATAGCTGAAGATTCTACTCCTCCATTTTGATCAAATGTTATTTCTTTACCATTTGATCCTACATAAAAATTGGCAGTATTTCGTGTTTGATTTTCAAAAGAAGTAACAGCAGAAGATACTAGAGATCCATTTTTATAAAGCTGTATTGTAGAGCCTGAATTTTGACACAGGATGTGTACGGGTTTAAAACTATTATTATATAATCCTGTTATTTCAGTATTAACTGATTTGATAATATCTCCATCTGACATGTCAAAGTATAAAGAACTACTTATCATATATATTTCATAAGGAAATTGAATTTCTGCTGGTGTTTCTTGGGGGTCCTGACTACTTGAAATATTCCAAAGAGGAAGTATTGTTTTTGATCTACTTTTTGATATAACGTATCTTTTTTTATTATCTACTACCTCTATAGGAGTATAACTTTCTACAACAAACCCATTTTCTATAGTTGAAAGACCTACCCCTCCTACACCTTGTGAAGGTATTCCTCTAGGTTTTATCCAAAAAGAAATTGAAAAGTCATCTTCTCCATTAAAATTAAATTTTTCATCATGAGAAGAAGAAACAAAAGAGCCTGTTATACTACTAAAATTAATTTTAGGAAATTTATGGGTTGTGCTTCCTAAAGAGGAAGTATTAAAAGTTACATTATGATAAAATATATCGTTAAGAAAATAACTATCATCATAGTCATTAGGATAAAAACCTACAGGAAGTTCATTATTACTTGAAAATGTTGTGGGGTAATTAGGGATTCTTGTTCCTCTTCTATAGTAATGCTTTTCATAGTTTACAGGAGATGAATTTAGATCGGACAATGATATTACAGCATATCCACTATATACTCCTAAATCATACCTTTTATATCCATTTACAGGATTTAATTTAAATACATTTTCTTGAATATTATTTGGATAACTACTGGTAATAGTTCCACTAATCATTAAATTACCATATTTGTCATCAATTATTTGGGACTTACTTGCTGACATATAAAATGAACCTGGTTTTATTTCATTACCATATAATCCCATAGGAATTGAAAGTATATTTGCCTTTTCATATAATTTTCTGGGTTGTTTTATATATTCTATGGGTCCTAATTTATCATGGATTTGGGTAAGATAATTTCTATAGTAGAGTTTATCTATTTGATTATATTTGATTGTATTGGCATTAATATCAGCTGAAGCGCTTCCACTACTATAAACATCTATGGATTCTGATGTCCATTTTGTACTATACCACGTTACTGAATTTGATGCCGCTGAAGCTGAAATGAAATCATATTGTTTATGGGCATTAAATGGGATTAGTGCTATATCTTGAGCCGTAAATTGTTTATAGACTGTTGCCATTTAAATAACATTTTAGTAGTCTAATTTAACTCTTATAAGGGCCTCTTTTGTAAAATCTTTAGCGACTGGTTGACTTAATTTTGCTACTGCTACTAATTCTGCGGCATTATTGTATAGACCAACAGTAGTTATAAATACTTTAGGATTATATTGCATTGTACTATGTAATATTCTATTATCATCATCTGTAAAAGATTCATTATTAGTATAGTTAAATTCTGAATTTTTTGCTCTTACAAAATAAAATTTACTGTTTATTTGTTCTTCTGTATCTACAATAAAAGTACCTCCTGCTACTATATGATTAAAAAATCTTTGGTGAGGTTTATCATAAACTGTTTGATTACCATTATTAAATCCATGTGTAACTCCGCCGCTCGATGTTCCATATGTTCCAAAAGAAGCACTAAAGGCATCTGCGTTTAATACTATAAGGCCTGCATGTGGGTATATATAACCAAAACACGAAGAAGTACCATTAATAGTTAACTGATTAGCGGATGTCCCATTATAAACCCCACCAGACCCAGATACAACATGATAATAACCTCCTAAATGAGTACCTACATAATTAGGGTTAGTAACTGTTGCTCCACGAGAAACACTATCATCTGTTAAATGTATTGTATCACCTGAATCTACACTTCCTGTTCCTTCTACTGGGGATCCTGATAAATGGAGGTTTAAAGAGCCTGGAGATAATTTTTGTTTATATCTTGCTCTGTTTATATTTATTATGTAAATACCTTCAGGTGTATAATCTCCAAACTGAAATTTAGAAGTTTCATTTTCAAAAACTAAATTTCTATATTGACCATATATTACTCTAGAAGCACCAACTCCTAAAGAACCAGTATCGTTTGTAAAATCAGGAGATCCTGATCCTAAATGATTTCCATAAGCTAATGCCATTTGGACTTCAGCTGATGTAGAACTTGTTTGTGCATTATATACATCAATGTAAAATAACCCTGAGCTTGTAGGTGACGTCATTGCGTCATCTCCTCCTTGTTTAGAAGAAGTATAATTTACTTGTACATTTAAATCATTAGTATTATTGGACCATGTTGATGTTATTAGTGTTTGTGGTCCTAAATCTACTACATCATTAGCTAGGTTAAAGGGTGATAAACTCATTTGTTTCTTTATTTATTATTTATTTACTACTATTTGAAGGGTTTTTCTTGCTCCTGTTGTCATACCTTCAATAATTAAAGTTGTTGTTAAAGAAGTCGTTGCTGATGGGAATAAAGCATCG